CGGGATACGATGAAATGCTGTGGGAAATTGAACACAATTTGCTGGGCAAGCAATACCTTGCACACTTCAAACGAGAGTATGACGAACTGACGAATGAACAAAAGAACTTAATATACTACGCTTACGAGGCGTAAGGAGGCAACAAAATGATAACAATTACAATCCACGATGATTACATCGACATATTAAAAGAGGGCTACAACATCATAGCGCATAAAAATAATATGGTTAGACCTGGACACAATACCATTTTAGCGCAAACTAAATAAGTGTTGACTTTTAAGCGGTAGCGTGATAAAATGCAAATATAGCATAAGCAAGGGCTATAGAAAGGACGAATATGTCAGTAAGTATACGAGAAGTCATCGAGAACGGCGGGTATGACTTAACCACTGTTGAAGACGCACGGTGGCTTATAGAACAAGAAGCAATGTTTGACGACCTAATCGACGAAGCCGAAGAGCTAATCGAGCAGGCAGAAAGTGACGAAGACTGTGACGAATAGCGAACACAGCAGGTTTGACGCGGACCATTTTAAGGTATGCCAAGACTGTTATGAAGACCATTTGGACTTTATGCAGGAGGCAGAGCTAGAGGCGCGGATGGACCGAAATGAGCAAAACTAAAAAGGGGGCGGGTATGGCGAACAACACTATCGACGGCATGACATTTGAAGATATGCCATTGCGGACAGGCAAAAAAAAGCGGGGCAATGGTATTGCCAAGCGCGAGGTATACACAACTAAAAAAGCAAAGGTAAAAAACATGGATAAAGACCAGTACAAAAAGGCGAAGCAGTTACACAAGACCGAAATTGCCAAGATTAAGGCACAGCGAGCGAAACTGAAGCACGACATTAAGCGTCACAAGATGATGATTAAGCAGGCGAAACTCGTATATAAAATAAGTAAAATGAAGGAGACAAAATAATGGCGGGGACAATCGAAGGCGGACGAAAAGCAGCAGCTACCAACAAGAAACGACGGGGCGACGGCTGGTACGCTACCATAGGCGCCAAAGGTGGAGCCAAGGGGCGCACTGGCGGGTTTGCTGCTGGACCAGAAGGCAAAGAACGAGCACGCATTTATGGCGCAATCGGCGGGCGCATAAGCCGTCGCGGTAAAGCAATTAAATAAGGAGAACTATCATGGCACACAACGAACTAATTACTAAGTTTGAAAAGAATATGAACGCAATGGCGAAACTCAACAAAGAGATTGAGAAAGCCGTTGGCACACAAATGCAAAAACTTGAGACGCTCAAGGAGCAAGACGCAGACATGCGCCGAGCCATTCTTGAAGCAATGGAAGCAAACAGCGTGACCAAGTTCGACGGTGATTTAATATCTATCACCTACGTCGCACCGACGACACGCACGACGTTTGACTCTACCAAGTTCAAGGAAGAGCGACCAAAGACATACGCCAAATATCTAAAGACGGGCGCCGTAAAAGCGTCAATTCGTCTCAAGATTAAGGCGTAAGGGTATGCCTTCTCGCATACCAGTAGCGAACGCGGCTCGCCGACATCCGTTGAAAGGTGTCTACTTCAGTATGTTGCAGCGATGTTACAAACCTGATGATTCACAATTCAAAGATTATGGCGGTCGCGGCATTACTGTTTGCGAACGGTGGTCATCGAAGCAACCAGAAGCACAAGGCTTTTGGAACTTTGTTAGCGATATGGGCGAACGACCAGCAGGCGCTACACTCGACCGCAAAGACAATAATGGTAATTATGAGCCATCAAATTGTCACTGGGCAACCAGAGCAGAACAGCAGCGTAATCGCCGCAACAATTTGATGATTACCTATGACGGTAGAATTCAATGCGCTAAAGATTGGGCGACAGAGCTGAATCTGGACGAAGTAACTATTGCTCGTCGATACAGGAAGGGCTTACCACTTGAAATGGTATTCTCTAAAATTAAACTTAACAGAAAGGCTGGCTGATGGCACTCACACTTTACCCGAGCCAAGAGAACTACTTGACTCGACTAGGGAGCAGACCATATCTATTTGCAGAAGTAGGCACGGGCAAAACACTTATGACACTGTTTCGAGCACACCGAGAGGGAGCCAGAAAAGTGCTAGTGATTTGCCCCGCCTCCGTCCGGGACACGAGAGTATGGGAGTTAGACCTAGAAAAGTCAGGGCTAGAGTTCGACGAGTTTGAAGTGCAGGGGTTCAGTTTCTTGCAGAAGTTCAAGACAATTGACTTCAGTAAGTACAGTGACCACTACGTCATTATTGACGAAGCACACAAGATTAAGAACAGCCAAAGTTTACAGGGCATGGGCGCGTGGAAACTCTGTTCGGAGGCGATGGACTACTCGTTTTTGAGCGGCACACCTATGAGTAAATGGGCAGACGCCGTGAACTACGCTAAAATCACAGGGCTAGTACGACACAAGACCGAGTTTTACAAGCGATTCGTGATTGAGCAGCCGAGCTACGCCCACAAGGGCATGGACATTGTGGGGTATCGCGACACCGACACGCTCACGAGATGGTGGAATAGTATTGCGTTACGCGGGAAGGCAGAAGACTTTATCGAGCTACCGAAAAAGCAGATACTCAACATTCAGATACCCGTTAAGCGCAAGGGCTATATCGCTATGATAAAGAACCGCATGACGGCAGACGGCGAGCCACTGGACAGCGCACCAAAACTGACATGGGCACTACGCAAGTACGCGGAACTAGCACCAGAGAAATTGACGTGGGTGGTGGAGAAGGTAGAAGGACTGGACAACGCATTGGTTTTCGTCAACACCATAGACGCCATTGAAGCATTGAGCGCCAAACTTACCACCGCAGGGATTGAACACGGCGTATGGCACGGCAAGAAGAAGGACAAGTTTGAAGACCAGCAGGTCATGATTGTGCAGTACCAGAGTGGCGGCACGGGTCTGAACTTGCAGAAATTCAACACCACGATATTTTTGTCACCATGCTACAGTTTCATTGACTACACGCAGGCAGTTGGGCGCACCTATCGCAACGGACAGGCGCAGAAATGTACCTTTTACCAGTTGAGAGCCGCGCAAACCATCGACGGTGCAATTTATGCAGCGCTGAAGGAGAAACGCGACTTCGACGACAAACTAACAGGCATTGACCAAAGTCAGTGGCTAGAAATAATGGGGGCGTGATGCCAAAAAGAACAATTTGGAAGCAAGCAAGTTTTACCAGAGAGGAAGACGTTGCACCGTATTTGACCGCTCATAATCTCCAGCCAAACAAATTTAAGCTTGTTGGTTTGGGGCGAGGTCGAATACTGTTAGTGTACGTTGAAAAGGAGATTCCAAATGTTGAGTGAACAAATCGTAACTGTAAAGTTACAGCGACCAATAATGAGCAATGACAGTATGCAGGCGGTCATGAGCTACATTGTCGATGAAAACGATGAAAACGACGAACAGACCAGCAACCCAGTCGTCGAGGAAATGCCACTCGAAGACATTAAGCTTTTGTTTGGCGACCACTACAAGGTGTATTATTTGGGACTATACCGCAAGGGCAAGCCCGTTGAGTTATACTCTCAAGAGCCAACCAGACAGGAGGATTGGGTATGAAGTTCCGATTCAAAAAAGACATCGCGATTCGAGCTACTTGGAAGGATAGCAAGGGCAGGACTCAATCTATCATGAAGCAAGTTGTATCGAGCCATGACAATAACGTGATAATCATGTACCCCGATGGCAAACAGCTAGAGGTCAAGATTTTCGCCGTTAAAAGAGGCACAGTTTTTGGGCAATTTTTACCCAATGGAAAATACGGAGTGCCTGATGAAAAAATACGCTAAAGAGTTTCGGATAAGCGACGCACCACAGCGCTCACCGCAGTGGTACAAAGATAAGGCAGGAAAACCAAGCGCCAGCGGATTAGTATTTTTGTTTGATGTGCTGAAAGACGGCTACACGCCGAGCGCCAAAGCAAAAAACTATCTGAAGCAGTTGGCATTTGAGCGCAAGTTTGGTGTTACCTACGAGATTTTCCAAACCAAGCCAATGAAGGACGGAGTATATTTTGAAGACTTCGCCAAAATGGTGTACGTCAAGGAAACAGGCAACCAGCTATCAGAAGCGTTCTCATACGTCGCTGATTGGTTCGTCGCCACGCCAGATGCTAACGTGCTCGAAAAAGGCACGAAGGGTTTACTGGAGTGCAAGATTGTCGGTGATGCAACTTTCATGGCACTCATGGAAGAGGGCATACCGATAGGACACGAACTACAAACGCAGTCGCAGCTCATGGCAAGCGGTTTGGATTGGGTTGACTACATCGTAGTGAATCTGAAGACCAGAGCTTACTTCATTCTGCGAGTGCATCGCAACAATAAGCTCATCAAAAGAATTTACGAACGATTGCACGAGCCACTGGAGTTGCCAGTGTTGAAGGATGTCGGAGCCAAGCGATTTGACCAAAGCATGTTGCAGGACTATATGGGCTACAACAAGCTACAAGAAGAAGATTTAATAATAGAAGATTTACCATTTTAAGGAGAATAACATGGCACTTTTAACAGGTATTTTAATGTTGGCGATGCTGGTATCACTTATAGCGTTACTAGTAGACCGCAGCAAGACCAGCGCAATAACATTCATGGTAGCGATTGCACTATGGCTTACATCAGCCACGGTCGCTAGTATGATTAGGTAAAAAATAACTATTGCATTGTTTATTTAGCTGTGATACTATAGAGGTACAGCAAAGCAAAGCTACTAAAAGAAGGAGACATAACATGTCGGAAATGATTTTAATACTAGGGAGCAGTGGCACTGGTAAGTCCAGTTCACTCAGAAAATTTACAGAAAAAGATAGCGTAGGCTATGTTAGCACTACGGGTAAACCATTACCATTCAAGAATGAGATACCGCAGATGAGAGCGAACTCTTATGCAGAGGTCCAGGCAATTGTGCGAGACTCCAAAGCAGAAGTTATGGTACTAGACGACCTAAACTATTTGATGTTTGCGGCAGAAATTGAGAAAGCCAAAGAGACGGGTTACGCTAAATTTACTGAGTTCGCGGTCAACCTTAGCAACGTCTTCGATGAAATTGCTAAAAAAGATAGCAACCAACGATTCTACGTTATGGCTCACCCAGAGGACAAAGGTGACACCAACCAACTCGACTTCATGATTTCAGCGGGGAAAATGTCTAAGAAGTTTCCTATCGTAGGGCGTGCCAACATCGTGCTAGAAACTGCGGTTGTAGATGGTGATTTCGTGTTCAGGACCAAGACAGATGGCTCGGGAGTTAAAGTACCGCTCGGGATGATTGATACGCCGACTATCCCAAACGACTTGAAGGAGCTTGATAAGTTGATTGTAGAGTTTTATAAACCAGTAACTAAGGAGAAAAAATAATGGCAGAGCAAGAAGTATCACAAGCAGACCTATTTAGTCAGCTAGAAAAAGACAACGTAACAGTAGACAAGAGCACCGCTGAAGTCATGAAAGAGAAAATCTTGAGCGACACAGGTAGCAAAAACTATCTCGGAATTGGTGTGCATGACGTAGTAGTAAAGAGCGTAGAGCTTACACAGGCTAAGACTGGTACGCTCGGTCTACAGTTCAATGTCGAGAACGAAGACGGTCAAGGGCGCCATAAACTGTGGTTAAGTGAAAATGCACTGCCCTACACTATCGAGAACATCAGCCGTTTGATGGTACACAACGCAGCCGACGATAAGAAGGATGCAGCCCGTAACCACATGAGCAATATTGTCAGCGCGAAAGAGCTCTTCGAGACTGTCGCCGAGACAATCAAAGTTCGTGGCACGAAGCTACCATTCAAAGCTTTCCTGTCAATCCGTGAAGCCAAAGATGGCAGCACCTACACAGACAAGAACGGTGTTGAGCGTCCATCAACCGAAAGCAACCTATTAAGCTACCGACCAAAGGAAACTGCCGTACAATCAGCAGTACAAGCTACAGGTGGTGACGTAGTAGTCGATAAAGACGTACTTGGAAACTTACCATTCTAATTAAGTGAGGCATTGCGCCTCACTCTGGGCGGCTTGCGGTAAGATACAGGAAATTTCTTCTTAGAACCCACCTTCTATGTAGCCTTTGCACCTGAATCTGATGTAAGTCGTCCATACTGAGGCGTAATCATTGAGCGTAGTAGCTCGCACATAAAAACAACACGGACTCTCGGCTGGCAAAAGTCACTGTAACAGCGAGGATGACAAGGTGACGCGACCCACCATTATGTGCGAAACTCATACGCTCAAAAGGAAAACTATGTTAGAAAGCAAATTCAAATCAAACCAACGAGAATACTTCGAGGCAAGAGGATGGAAATTCATCCAATTAGTCGCTGGAGCTGGGGTTCCCATGGGGTTCCCCGACACACTCTGCCTCTCGCCAACGGGCTATGCCTGCTATGTCGAGTGGAAGAAGAGCAGAACCGCGAAGAAGCAACCACTACAGATATTTTGGAACCAGCAACTTATTAAAATGGGGCATGACGCATTTTTCGTAAGCCCCGATAACGTGAATGAATGGCGACAACTTATGTCGCAGAAAGATATACGATGTTAGAGGCAAGTAGAGTTACTATCAATAATAAAACCTTCGACTTGAATCACCTAAAAGGCAAAAAGAAGACTAATTTACGAAGAAAAGTCATAATCGAGTACATCGAATCAAAGCCAGCAGGCGAGATAATTCGGATGCACCAGTTCCAAAAAGCGGGACATTTTGCTACCCCAGCAAACGCAACCGAATTTGTTAATCGTATGATTCGTGACGGCGTAATAAATAAATACGAGGGCGAGCGACCAAAGAGCCATTACTACGCCGTAACAGGTGCGGTACGAGTTAAGCAACCCCGAGACGACACTCATCATTTTCCACCATTAGGGCTGCCTAAAATTGAGCCAGTTATACCGACTCAGCTTAACAATAGCCCAGACATGAATACATTTATTGCAGATATGCAGAAGTTAGGCGTCGAGTTTACAATAACTATTAGTAACAAAACGGGCGCATAATATGGAACATTCACATGATTGGTTACTCTCCACTCCAAACCTTACCTATCGCGATGTGAATGGCAACTGGTTTACCATGAGTGTCTATCAATGTGAGTGCGGTGCAGGAGGTTTTACGAAAACACCGAAGGATATGTTTGAGAGTGGTTTTGAGATTGTAGGGATAAACGAATACCATGGATGAGCTAAACAACCTCCTCAGTTTTGCGTGGCAAGGCACCAAGCGTGACCGCTACACCACTGACAAATGGGGCAGTGACGAGAACTGCCGCCCACTCAGCACCAGTAAGGCGACAGCCAACGCATTACTTACTGGCAAGCGCCAGTTAGATAAGACAGGCAGATGGAAGTTGATAGCCGTAGACCTCGACAACAAGGACAACTGGGAGCAAGTGATTGAGACCTTCAAGGCATTAGAGCTACCCCCAAGTTTGACGGTTGCAACCCCGAGCGGGGGCTATCATA